CGTCTTCCCCTAGCAGCTACCCAGGCATGACGGTCATGACCTGCGACATCCGTGGCGGTGACCGCATTTCGTCGCAAAGCGAAAGCTTGGTGAACCTGGCCTGCACCCGGATTCTGCCGGTACTCCGCGGCGGCGTATGGCAAGACCCCGAACCTACCCGGGAGATCTCCGCGGCAGTCGGACACATCATCCGTAACGTCGGGTACTCGGACACCGCAGATATCGACCTGGTCGAACTGGATCGCCTTGAGTCGACTCGCTGGACGCCGCGCGGAGACACCTACGACCGCATCGTCATGGATTCGAAGACCGTTAAGTCGAACCTCCTGGACGCGCTGACTGTCGGCTTCTCAGAACTGACGATCGATCGCGGCCTGCTGGTGCCAGTGCGAGACGAGCCCCGCGGGCCATCGTTCGACCATGTTTACAATCCTCACGTCATGCTTGAACCATTGTCCTACGAGTTCACCATGCCGGATCAGCCGGACGACTTCGACGGCGTGGACGTTGAGTACTACGACCACGTTACGAAGCAAGACGAGACGGTCGAGTGCCGTTTGCCTGGCGACGCCGGAGAGCGAGTCGAGAAGCTGAAGCTTGAAGGCGTCGGTAACCGAACCAAAGCGTGGCAGTGGGGGATGCGTAGACGACGCGGCCAGTTGTACCGCCAGCGGCAGTACAGCTTCAGAACGGAACTGGACGCGTTGAACAGCGCCTACTTTGACTACGTGGCGCTCGGCGTTGCGACGCCCGGGTACGGGCAGAGTGCGGAAGTCGTCGGGTACACCGCAGGTCCGCCGGTCACACTGGAATCGTCGCAGCCACTCGACTGGTCCGTACCCGGCGTGTACAAAGTCGTGGTGCGCCGTTTAGATGGATCGGCATCGGGACCTTACGATGCGACCCGCGTAGACGACTACACGTTCACGATCCCGACCCTTGACTTCGTGCCGGACTTGTCAGGCAACATCGACACGCCGCCTATCATCCAGTTTGGGCATGAATCGACGTGGGCGTTCCCCGCGCTAATCACTGACGTATCGCCAAGCGGAACGCGGACGTGCAGCGTTAAAGCGGTGAACTATGATCCACGGATGTACCTGAGCGACGACGCGTTGCCGCCATCCTGATCATGCGTGGTATCATCCCTGAAACACACTAGGGGTGGGATATGCGGGAGCAATGTGAACTTTACGCATACCTTTGGGTCTGCGCTCTGCTGGCGGGCGTGAACGGGTACGCGGCGGCCGGTGCGGCTATCGGTTGCTGTTTTTTCCTCGCTGCGCCGAAAGCCACCACGTTACGGGAACGCTTTCTGCTTTCCGTGTTCTCATACGGTATGGGCTACGGCGGCGGGGTTTACTGGTACGGCGGCGGCCCTCCATTCGATGAACGGGCTTTATTCGTCGCTGGCGCCGTGGCAGCGCTGATCGCCGTGGTGTTTACAGCACTTGGTTATATGGTTGAGAAAGATGGCCCAGTGCCAGAGTGGATAAAGACCATCATCGGTCTGATTCCATTTTTCAAAAGCCGGGGTGGCAACGATGGAGCTTAACGTTATTCTGCTTTGGGTAGAGTGCGTGATCCACTTTGCCACTTTCCTAATCTTATGGGTCTACCGCGACCACAGTTCTCGGCAACGCTGGGGCGTCTCTATGTTGGCCGTAGGGATCGCCGCATCTAATGTCGGGCTCTTCACCCTCATCCTTTTCCACATCGTAAAACCCGGTCCGGCCATGGTTCACGCGTTGCTGATCTTGGCCTTCGGCTGTGTGTTAGGTTTGTTGATCCGGGCGAAAGGTAACGTGGCGAAGATGATCCCTCCTATCAATACGAGAATGTTTCTATGACTCTTAAAGCGGATATCGCGGCGGGTCTCGCGTTGCTACCGGCCAAGATGAATTCCGAAGACGCTGCGGTGTTGCTTTACGCCACGTCTAGACAGGAGAACCCTCAGCGGCTTCCTCAGCAAGTTGGCGGACCGGCCGTTGGCGATTACCAGTTCGAAAGGGGCGGTGGCGTTAGAGGCGTAGTGGAGCATTCTGCGGTATCCGAACTGACAAGATCAGTTTGCCGAGCGCGCAAAGTGCAGTGCGATACGGGTTCGATCTATCAAGCCCTTAAGACTGACCCAATCATAGCCGCTGCACTAGCCCGTCTTCTCTATTACACCGATCCTAAGCAACTGCCGTATGTCGGTGATGAACTGACCGCATGGCAACTCTATCTGCGCACTTGGCGCCCGGGTGCTTATGCTCGTCAGCCGGAAGAACTTCGCGCCAAGTGGACTAAGAACTACGCGGACGCGATGAAAGCGTATGGTCTTTAACTCCGCTTACGGCTACGCGCTGGCGCTTCTGGTAGGTGCGGGGGGCGCGTGGTACGTCCAGGGGTTGCGCTGGGAGACGGATGTACAGGAACGCGATCTGGCAACCGCTACGGCGATCAGCGCAAATGTGGGCGCAGTGAACCAACAACTAATCGCGTCGCGCGCACAGACAGAAGCCATCCGGCAAACCTTCATCGAGTACAAGGCGGGTAAAGAGAATGAGACGAGTGCTCTTGAGCGGGCTGTTGCTGATGGTTCTAAGCGGCTGCGGGTCAAAGCCAGTTGTCCAGCGGTGCGCGCCGATGGAACCGTTCCCGGCGGAGCTGTCAGCGGAACCGCAGAACTTGACCCCGCTGTTAGATCGGATTATTTCGAATTGAAGAAAGGACTCGACCGGCAGTACGCCGAGTTGCAGTTCTGCCGGTCGGAATTGAGGAAGCGGTCAGTTAAGTAAATTCTTTCGGAACAGCGATCTTGTCCCCGAACTTCGTAGCAACGATTGCTTGACACGCGGCGATTAAAGCGTGATCGCAGGCGTCGGTAGAATACTGATCCCCTCCACCGTAATAGATATTCGCGAGCCATCGTTCTGACATTTCCGTACCCTCTCGCCCGTCGTGCGCTTCCGGCGTAAGAGCGACTTGGAAACTCTGAACGAGTGGCCCTCCGAAGTCCCAGTCAGACGAATAGCATGGTGGGATGTGGTGCCAGCGGTTCGTGTAGCCGTCACTGTTGAAGAACAGCTTCTCTTGATCGTTCAGAACCATAGCGACGAGACAATCCAGAAGTCTGCCTCTCAGGTCCGCTGTTTTTACTTCTACCGTTTCACTCACAGTAATACTCCTCTTCCTCAGTTGCATTTTGTGCAGCGGCTGTCGCCTGGCAGATAACCTGGGCGTCCTGCGTGAAGTACGCGGCCACTGGCACCGGGCCGTTTGCGGTTAGCATGTAGAGCATGGCTAGGATTTTCATTGTCTAAGGTTCTCGTCCGGGTCGAATCCAAATTCCCGGCATAGAGCATTCGCAACCCCGGACCCGCAACCGAAAGCGTCACGCACCAAAACCCAACGGGCAGTGCCGTATTTACTTCGGTACTTGCTAGGTCCTTTTACGTTTCGGACAACACGTTCGATCAGTTCGCGCTCCTTGATTTCAACACCAGATAACATCATTCCGCTTCACTCCTTTTCGCGGCCCGCACCATGCGAGCGCCGAAGAATTCGACTTTCTCAGCGTTGTATAACGCTTTGTTGTCTGCCTTTACCGCGCCGCCCATGCGGCCAGTGCAGGTGCGCCAGATCGCTTTAAACGCTTCGCCTTCTGCGAATGTCATCCCGAGCGCTTCGATAATGTCGATGCTCTCGGCGGTGTAGGGTTTTGAGGTAGGGTCAATGGGATCAGCGACGTGGCATTTGTAGTAGTCGACGCTGCCGCCGGTTTTCTGCTCCGGGCTCTCGGTGCGCGGCCAAGGCTTATCGGGCTGTATGGTCGCCTTTCTGCGTTTTGACGTATCGCATCCCGGACAGTCCGGCGCCCGGTTAAGCGTTCCACCGTGCCTCGTACACGCCTTAGTTTTGTCGATCTTCATGCTGCATCCTCTGTGATTGTTTTGAACCCGCGTTCTTTCATCGCTTCCATCAAGATGTCCTGCACCTCGCGCTTGCTGTGCAGCCGCTCCAATACCAGTTCATCCACTGTGTCCGCCGCCATGATCATGTGCATGAACACCGGACGCTTGAAGCCGGCCTGCAACTGGCGGGTAGGCCCGATGCGTTCGATGAACTGTAGGTAGTTCTCCAGCGACCAGCTATACCCGAAGAAAGCCATGATGTTCGTGTGGTACTGCAAACCGTCGACCCCGTGGCCCATTGAAGCCGGGTGGCCGAACCAAACCCTTCCTTCGCCCGCCTGAGCGCGTTCCAGTCCACCTTTGGCCGACAGGTCAATGCCGTCCGGGAAACGCTTCTTGAGGCGTGCCAGGTCGCTCTTGAAGTGATACGCGGTCAGTACCGGCATGCCGGCGGCTTCCTCGATGATTTCCTCCAGCGCGTCCAGCTTCTCGTCGTGGATCTTCTCCCACGTACCGTCACCGTCTGTATAGGATGCTCCGTTGCAGATTTGGAGGAGCTTCATAGACTTAGCGGCCGCATTCAACGCTTCGATCTGCACCCCGCTCTCAAGCTCCATGAAGAACTGCTTCTCCATCTGCTTGTACATAACCTTGGCCGACGCCGGCAGCTCGACCATGATCCGGTTGATGATTGGCTCTTCCAGCGCGAACCAGTCGGCCGCGTCGATCGTTATGCACACGTCCTTTAGCGCTGCCTGGATCTCGCCTTGCGCTTGGTCGGTCGCCTCTACGCCGAACCCGGTATGCGAAGCCCGAAACCAGCGCTGCTTGAAGGCGTCAAACGTTCGGCCGAGGCGATCGCCCTTGTCCACGAACCACATCTGCCCCCACAGATCCTGTAAGCCGTTAGGGCTGGGCGTACCGGTCAACAGGATGATCCGCTTGATCTTGGTATGCGCGACACGCGCAAGCGCCTTGGCGCGCTGCGTGCCCTGCCGTAAGCGAAACCCCTTCAACTTGGTCGCCTCATCCGCTACGACGGTCTTGAAGGGCCAGCGGTCGCCCAACTCTTCCGCAAGCCATGGTAATTGCTCGAAGTTGGTCGTATAGATGTCCGCCGGAATGCGTAATGCGGCGCGGCGTTCCTTCAACGTACCGGTGACGACAACGACGCGCAGATGCTTGAGGTGGTTCCACTTACGCACCTCGTTAGGCCAAGTGGTGCGCGCTACCCGAAGCGGTGCCACAATCAAGGCCGGGTACACGTCTTCTACGAAGGTCAGGTCTTCGAGCGCCGAGAGCGTTGCCCCCGTCTTGCCTGTCCCCGGGCTAGACCAGACAGCGCAACGCTTATTGCCGACGATGAAGCCGCCGATCAGTTCCTGATAGCGGCGCGGTATGAAGTCAATTGCCATCAGACGAGGTCCTCCGTCCAGGGGAGTAACGGCGTGTTGTACCCCAGCATTAGACAGTGCATCGGCTGCTTCGAATCCGTAACGCCGAAATGCAAAACCGGTTTGCCAGCGTCCAAAAGCCTGTTCAAAAGCGCGGCGGGTGAATCGCGGAGCGCTTTCGGCATTTTGTTTAGGTTGCCCCAGCATGGAATCAAAACGTCTGCTTCGCCGATGATCTGTTCCAAATACTCGTAGCGCTCCGGGCCGAACGGATCGTCGGTGAATTGAAGACCTTTAGGATCGGTTGAGCGAAATGCGAAGACGTTGCCGACGATAAATTTTCGACAACCGTTGCGCAAAGCAAAGCCTCTCCATTTCTTTACAGTTGGGTCGTCTTTCGCGGCGTCAGCCGTGGAAGGGTTGATACCAAAGAAGGCGAACACCAAACCTTCCGGCTGTACGTCTCTGTCTAGCCTATATCGATAAAGGCCGCATTCGCTAATCACGGCGCTCATCAGCAAACCACCTTGAAGTCTTCGTCAACTCGAACCGCCTGTTTCCAAGCGCCCCAAACCAAAACCAACTGATCCACAGCCTCTTTGCTATCCAGCCAAACCACTTCGGCACCCGCAGCACGCCGACGCTCGTGGTCGCGCACCTGAGCTTCCGTAGGCTTTTTGCCGGTCGCTTTCAGCTCAACGAACAGCACGCGACCACTGAAGGTGATCAGCCGATCGGGCACCGAACGACGCTGGGGGCTGGTGAACTTGTCGCACAGCGCGCCAATCTCTTTGCAGCGCTTGACGAGGTACGCTTCGATATCGCGTTCTAACATGGCTCAACTCCTGAAGCGCCGATCAGCTCTTGCAGCACGGAAGGCGCCCAATTTAGTTCTCCGGCTCGTTCGAGCAATTCACTGCGTGACGCTTTCCATACAGTCCAAAATTCATGGACATAGGTATCGGTGTACTGCCCGCGCTCATCGAGATTAAAGCTGTTCAGAGGCTCTCCACCGGCTTCACCCCATGACGCTGAATACCATTTCTCAAACTGTTTTCTACTGTCCATCACAAACCCTCCTCTAGATGTACGCAAGCTTATGCAAGATTTGACTTGTAGTCAACCTTTCCGGTAGCGATATGCTTCGAAGCCGGCTGCGGCGAGCGGTAGGCCTTCTGTCCAGTCGCAGCCGGCAGACATCAGTTCGGCTAGGTGCTCGTGGTTATAGGATGGATCGTCCGGCGCTTCGCTGATGATCTCGTCGTGCACGGTCAAGACGATTTCGTAACCGGCTTTCTCGATTGAGGGGAGGGAATACGCCAGTACGTCACGCGCGACTGCCTGGCAAATATTTTCAACTAGCCGGCCCCCGTATGTGCGTAGCCGCTCCCACTTGCGAGTGAACTGGTTAACGCCCATGAACGTAATGCCGCCGTCGTCTTCCACGCGGGGGTTCGGGTAGCACAGGTAGCGGCCGCTCGGCAGCATGATACGGAGCCACGCACCGTCGCGGCGGATCTTGTGCATACGACAGGTAAGCGTTTGGCCGGGGTTGTTGATCGCACGTCGCACAACGTCTTCGAGTTCCTTCCACCAAGCAGCGATAGCGGGGTTAGTCTCGCGCCACAGGCGCTTGAAGCTATCACAGACGATGAATGCGCGATCACTAAGTCCGAACTGACTCTTACCCTGGCCGAGCTGCCATTCCAGAAAGCTAGCGGCGTCGTCGCGTGTGGCGGACGGAATAACCTCCCATGCTTTTTCGGCCATGTCTTCCAGGTCGATGCGATAAGTAAGTGCTCCGGTTATATAGGCACCTACACCACCCCCGTATCCGAGCATAAGCTCCAAAACTTTTCCGATGGCCCTTTCGTGCTTGCCTACATCCTCGGGACGGATACCGAAAGCTTTCGCGTAGGCGAGCTTATACATGTCGTGGCCGTCGCGCAGATCGAAATCCAGGAACGCTTCAAGCTTCCAGGCTTCACCCGCGAGCCAGGCCAGTACGCGGTTCTCAATACCTGCCAAGTCGGCTACTACGAATTTCTTGCCGGGCGACGCGATGAAAACCCCGCGTATCGCACTTGAGCACTTGTCCATGACGTTGCTCATACGCCGAGCTCCTGACGAAGATCTTTCAAATGCACACCGTGGTTGACGTAAGCGCCGTGAATACTTTCGCGAAAAGCACGAACTGCCGCGGCTGCCTCCTCGCGCGTATCGAATACGCCTAGGTTATGCTGCACTTTGCGCAGGCCACACCGGGCTCGCCACTTTCCGCTAGGTGCATGCCAACTTACCCCTTTAAAACCTGACGTGTTGTCAAACGGGGTTTGCATATTGCAGAGGTTTTGGGACTGACTGCAGGCGCGCAGATTCTCGATCCGGTTGTTCTGCTTGTCGCCGTCAACGTGGTCGATTACCTCCGGCCATTCGTTGTAGTGCCAGAACCAAACCAATCGGTGATAGAGGTATTTTTTAACGTCGGCCCCCACTGCCGCGTAACCGTTAGGGCCGAGGTGGCGCGGCCGATCGCCTTTTCTGTTAAGCCCCAAACCGCGAACGTTGCAACGCCGAACGAGTTCCCCGGTATCGGCGTCATAGTCGAAAAGCTCAAGCAGCTTTTCGTGGGTGATTGGATCTTTCAAAGCAAATCCTCCGCATCGTTGAGTAGCTCCTCAATTGCATAATCGACGCCTTCAGGGCTAAGCGTACCCCTTGGCAGGTTCTGAGGCTGAATTAGGCGCCCTGCCCATCTGCCTGTACGCAACGCCCCGCAGAACGCCAGCAGGCCGCGTAGGCGGCCGTCAGAGCTCACGCCGTTGATAACCCGGCTGTACTTGCTGTTGGAAGACTTGCTGGACTGCTGACGGACGCGTAGCAAATCCTTTAGCTCTTCGGGCATGTCCTCGTTTTCCAGCGCCTTCTCCAGGGTGCTGCCCTTCAAGTCCTTCAGCGCTATGCCGTAAGCTTCCAGAATGTGCTCCAGCATCCTGTCGCGCTGGTTGGCGCTACTAACTGCTCCATCCGTCATTTCGTTGGCCTGCCGGGATAACTCTTTCTGCGCTCGATCGGAAGCTCGAATGGCGGCGTGCGCCAAGTCGAGATCCATTAGTACACCGCGCTCATTGATGCGCTGGTCGAGGTGCCACAACTCCTTCTCTGCGCCACGGTAATTCCACCGTGGCAGCTTCTTGTAGATCTCGCGCATGGCCTCGATATCAAGGCGCCCGTACTCGCGAAATGCCTCCCACTCGACAGGATGCGTTTCGCGAGTAGCGCGCCGGAGTATCTGATTCTTTGGCCGCGGCTTGCAGAACAACTGGATCAGCGCCTTGCCGGCCTTGTCCTTCGCCTTGTCCTTCGCGATCCCCAGGATGTCGCCAAGCTTCTCCAAAGCCCCCGGCAACGAATGCGCCATAGCGCAGACCATCGTATCGAACGTCTCCTCTACTGGAATCGTGAAGCCGATCGCGTGAGTCATGACGGTACGGTCAAACGCGCTGTTCTGGATGACTTTCTCGTAAGACGGATCGGCCAGTAGCTCCATCAGATCCGAAACGTCTTCATCCCCATCGCGAATCTCTACAGGCCCTTCGCCGACCGCCCACTGCCACATGATGATCTCGGCGCCTTCTGCATAACGGTGCGTCCCGTTGTTGATCGGCGTTTCGCAGAAGGTTTCCGTGTCCAGGAAAATGCATTTGTCGAGGTTCATCAGCAATGCGCCTGTCTTTCGCTTGCCCACACGACTATTCCGGTAACCGTGTCGACGATATGCGCCCAATCGCCACCTGTTAGGAGCTTATCCGCTTGCTCGCGAGCATCGGCTAGGTTGGTAAAACTATCTTGAAAATCTCGCCATCCGCCGCCGGCGTAACAGACGTACCCGTAGAAAACTAAAAACCTTCGCATATTCGTCTCCTTAATTAATACGTTGGGCGATCGCTTTGATAAGCGCTGTGCGTTCCCAAGATACATGGCGGGTTATAGCCTTCCACGATAAGCCCTCGCATCGCAGCTCATAGGCGAAAGCCAAGTCAGCAAGTGGAATATTAGGCCTCGCCATACCCGTAGGCCTCCAAAGCTTTATCCAACCTGGGCGACCATTGGCGAGCTTGGTGCGCCGCTTCCAGTAGCTCTTCCAGTAGTGCCTTACGCCGTGCGTGATTCGCCTTGGAGCGCTCGTTGTGGCACTTGATGCAGTTATTGCTAAGCAGGTATCGCCGGCCTGCTAGCTCGGGGTGCTTGGCGCACACTTGGCCGTACTTGGACTTCATGATGCTAACCAGTACATGGTCGGCGCCCATACGAAGATCAGGCAGAAGAGAACGCATTTGGTGATCATGAAAAGCACCCCGGCGGAACGCCGTCCGCGATTGCCTGGTTAACCTTCTCGCAGGCCGTGTCCAGTGTCTTGGCAAACGTGGCCGGTACGCTGAGAACGACGTTACCGCGCAGGTACTCGATGCTTACCGGGACATGTAGGTCGACCAGTTGGGCGAGCACATGGCGCGCGGCGGATTGAGGGACGGTGCTGTTTGCGAAAGTGGTCATTCTTGACTTCCTCTATTCGTGGAGTGCGTTGTCTTCTACCGCGGCGACGAATGCTTCGAACTCGCGCTGCATCTCTTTAAACTTGTCGCCGTCTTCACGACAGTAATACGTGGTGAGCATCGATTTTATTTCGCCTTTAGCCCTTTCCCAAGCCATGGCGCGCATAGCGGGTAGGATTCGCGAACTATGATCTGACATTTCCCTTCTCCTCAACGATAGAAAATTGGACAGTAGCACCCGTGGTCGCCGAGCATGTAGAACTGCTCGGTAACGTAGAAAGTGGCAACGCGTCGTGCGTAGCCGGCGGACATATCGACGGTTTGGATTCCGCTGTGAAGGCGACGGTTATTCATTTGAACGAGCCCCAAAACTTCCAAGCAGCACGGTGGAACTCCACCGCATCACGATCTACAGCGATCAGCGCCAAGCCGTACTGGTGACGGTGGTAAGCAGCGTTTGCCGAAGTGGTAGCGTTCATAATTCCCCTTCTCCCTACTGTTTGGTTTCGATAAGCCAACTGTACAACGTGTTACTTGTGTTGTCTTGCGTATCCCGACGAGCGGTCAACAAAAAGCCCGACGCAAGCCGGGCTTTTCGAATTGCTTTAGTCGTTAGACCTTCCCGAAAGCAGGCTTTTCAGCGGCGCCCTTGTTGCCTTTCGCCACTTCGCCGAATTCGAAATTGGGACGGTTCATCACCGGCGCATCAGAAACGATTTCGAGGCGGTTAACGTCGAACCAAGACTGATCGCCCAGTTTGCCGTCCGCCTGCAAACCCGGATGAACGATCGCTTGAATGCAGCCATAAAGATCGAAGCAGACGGAAGCTACTACGCCTTCGAATCCGGATACACGATCTCGTACCCGAAGCCCTAGCAAGTTCAAATGTTGTTTAGGTTGCGACATGCGTTTCTCCTTTAAGCTGCCCGGCTTTCACCGGGCGGTTGATTTAGGCCAGGTCGTCCGCGTCAGCGCCGTCTGCGATCTCTTCGAAGTCGCTGGCGTCTGCCGAGGTGCCGCCACCGGAGAACGCTTCGCCATCCTTCACAAACTGGATACCCTGCAGTTGGGCGTTTACGCGCTTGCCGTACTTGTTCTCCTGCGCCCACACATCGATGATCACGTTGACGTAAGAGCCCGAGTACGGTTTGCCGTCAGCGGCCACCAGTGGGCTGCGATCGCGGTCTACGACGGTAGGTCGCACGGTGTTGTAGGCGTTGAAGTACAGGTTACCTTCATAGCCGGCCAGGGACGCTTTGCTGTCGCCGTTGTGGGTCAGCAGCTTGTCACCCGCCTTGAGTTCCTTCTTGACCGCGCCCCACTTGTCGCCCCACTTAGCTTTGCCCACCTGGTCGATCACCGCATCGAGGCCGGCGATACCTTTGTGATCAGGTGCGAACAGGAAAGCTGCGCTGAACTGCAAAGAACCGCTTTCGGAAGCCTTCGGTTCGAAGATGTTCGGGAAGGAGATGCGCGCGTCTTGGAAAGTATGTTTCATGGTAAATCCTCAGTATATGTCGTTGGCGTTTCAGTGGTTAAACGAGATCGTCGAAGTTGTCTTCGGCGACGGATTCTTGCTCTACTGCTACCAGCGCTTCGACAATCATCGACGCGCCGCTTTGGAATTCTTCTACTTCTTCCGGCAGCTCTTCGAACTGCTCAGCAATCGCCAGGTTCAGCGCCGGACGCTTATCGCTGGCCGGTGCTACGGATGGCTTGCCATCGCTACGGCCAATCAGCGGCTGCAGCTTGTTCCACTTACGTGGGTTGGCTTCCTTCAAGACCTTCTCAGCCGTTGTGGGGCTGATCAGCTTGAAGTCGTACATTTGGTCGACCTTCAATCGCATCGCCTTCAGCGCGGCTTCGGCTTCCTCCTCGTTGGTCCAGCTACGCGCACCCTGGCGACCTTCGACCAGCTTGTAGCGAGCATCTGTGAACTTGCCGGCCAGTAGGCGTCGCTCAACTTCAGCGCGTACCGCTTTGGCGAACCCTTCGATCATGTCGGCCGCGTCCATCAGGGTCGCCAAACGCTCATCGTCAGCCGTTGCTACCGCTTCGGTTGCCGCTTCCAACGATGGCCGAATGCTTGGCTTCTTGACGGTGAAGTGGCTGCTCAGGCCTTCAGCGTCTTCGTGGTATGTGATCGCTTTCGGGGTAACGCCGAACGATTGCGCCAAAAGCTTTTCAGCCTGCGGCATTTCGACCTTGATGAAACCCTTATCAAGATCAAGAAATCCGCCCACGATTAGCTCCATGGTGTGATCGGTACGCTCGTTGCAAGTCGCAGACGCTTTGCAGAACTTGCACTGCTTGTCGCCAGGTACTGCGGTCAAGCCTTCAGGGCCTGCCAGGATGCGTTTAGCAGTTTGCCGAATCACTTCGATCCGCTCGTGCATTTCACCAACGCTCAACTTCCAAACGTCGAAGTGGTTCAGACGCGGTTGCAGGATGTGAAGCTCGACATGCTCAATCTCGCCAAGTGCGTCGAAATCTGCTACCGCCGAGGCGCCGTAGATCAGCAACTGTTCGTTGCCTTCTGCGAAAACCTGGACGCGTCTTCCATATTTCAAATCGGCGATGATCGCCGTGTCGCCTTTGATAATAACGGTGTCGCTGGTGCCGGTAGCTCCTTCCTCGCCGGTGATTAATTCGATCGACAAAACCTGCTCCGGGTAAACCGTAGCACCGTCGGCCAGTGAGTAAATCACGTCCAGGGTCTTCTGAATTTCGTTGATCATGTCGAGCCCGACAGGGTAAGCGCCGGAGGTATGGAACTCGGCGTGCCCATTCTCAACCTTGATACGCGTACCTTGAAAATGCCTCGCTTCTTTCTGCCCGGCCAGGCACCTTTCGAGCAAGAAGTGCGCTGCTGTACCTTCATCGGATGCGTCGTTACCCATATCGGGGAACTCCTTTTCTCGCCACGGCTTTACGTTACAAAGCATCGCGGCAGGCGCGCCGGATGGCGCGAAAAATGCGTGTGCCATCAGGCCGGCTCCTTTGCTTCAGAAACATCACTCAGAAGTTTGAGCAATTCGTAATTGGTGAGCGCGTTGATGTAGCGCTCCGCGTAGTTGCCGGTTTGGATCTGCTCCTCACTGGCGCCCGCCTCGACGTACTGGACGATCTCTTCGAGAGCTGTCATGGCTTACGCCTCCAGTGCCTGCAGATCCGCGTAAACCGCTTCGAGCTTGGCTTGGTCGTTCACGGTGCTGAAGTCGTCTTCTTTGTCCAGAAGCACTTTGAGGTTTGCGATACCGTGCTTGGCGTTGAGCGCCTTGATCGCGTCACGCTGCGTCGGGGCCAGCTTGAGCACCAATGCGCGGACGGTCTCGTAAGGAACGGCGACGGTAGCGTCAATGCCTTCCTCGATGTTCACGACCGTTTCATCCTTCGGCTCTTCTTTCTTAGCCGGCTTATGTTCTTCCTCCAGCTTTTTCACATCGTGAACCATCGGTTCAGATTTAGCCTTGGGCTTATCTTCCGCTTTAGGAGTACGGCCGGCCAGGGAGAGGGTCAGCAGCTTGACGGCTTCCGTGTTAGCGAGCAGCGCTTCAGTATGGGCTTGGATCAGGGCTTCAATGGACATGTTGCAAGTTCCTTTTTGGTTAAGGTGTGCCGCAGATGGTAGAGAGCAGCACAAGGTATGTCAAGTGGTTTAGTTGCTAATACTTGTAGCTATTTACCGGCGCGGAGATCCGCCAGTTTACGCGTCAGGTCGAGCGAAGCGCGTTTTGCTGCGGAATGCTCTTTAACGCATTCGCGGATCTGAACCCATTCGTGGTTCTCGTACTTCCGCCCGGATGAATCGTGCGAAACTTCTTTTCGCTTGGCGCACAGTGCTTCCAGGGCTTTCTTTGTGCGCATGATCTCGATCAGCGCTTCGTCAATCGTTTGGTCTTTGATCACTCTGTTTCTCCTTTCCAGTGGTTGCAGTACCAACCGTTCGATGGGCTGGCGCTGCCTTTGCGGTGGGGTGCGCCGTACAGCTCCCAGGGGAAGCCGGAGCAGTAGCACCCTAGTTGTTTGTGTTCGACCCTCATCCGGTAACGGTCTACCCGGTACGTGCCGCCGCAGTCGCAATGCACGATCGGCTCTATACCTTTTGCTCGTGCTTCCCGGCACGCTTTGCACTTGCAGCCGTTGCGCATGTTTTCGGGTAGCTGCGTAAGCGTTCTGCGGCCATCGCAAGACCGGCAGCGGCATGGGTAGCGGTTCACGATGAACAAGCGACCATTAGGAGGATCACTACGAAAATCCCTATCATTAGCCAAATCATCGCCCGGCCCTCAGATCAGCTAATTTTCGCGTCAGGTCGAGTGAAGCGCGCTTGGCGGCTGAATGCTCAACAACTGGGTTCATGCACAGCGTTAAAAGTCCCCCACAGTGGAGGCACTGGTCGCCAAGTCGGAACGATCTCGGCTTCCAAGCTGCTGAGCAAGAACTGTTAGGGCAGCGGCGATCGCAGGTCTTACGGAACTTGCGCAACGCTTCCAGGGCTTTCTTGGTACGCATGATCTCGATCAGCGCCTCGTCAATCGTTTGGTCTTTAATCATTCCTCCTTCTCCTTTATCAGTTCGGTACGCAGGATCTGTACGTCCCGCGGTGCGGTGAAATTGAGCTTTGCGTGGCCTTTGGCCAGGTCCACAACCTGGACGCTGATCCCTTCAGCAATTTGCAGGGAGTCACGGAACCGGACGCGTTCAACTTGGAGCGTGGACAAGATCCGCATTTTGCAGAACCCGCCGCACACATCGAGGATGTCAACGTATTCCGTCTTGTCGCCGGTCAGGAGGCGGACAGACGTTCCGGCTTTGCGTGTCAATACGAGATTGGTCATACGTCCTCCTCGACGATTTCGAATTTACGGTAGCCGGCGGCAAAAAGTTTGGTGGCATCGCGTCTACTGGCTTCGAAGGAAGCGTCCCAACCAAGTAATTCACAGATACCCGTTATGAATTTCTCCAGTTCCTCTTGATCAGAGGCTTTCAGTACAGGTCGGAGAACAGAACCGAAAGGGAAATCGCGACGGCCGCCCATGTCTTGCCATGTATGTACGCCAGCGCCAGGGCAGATCTGCTCTACAGTGCCGTCCGCGGCTTTGCGATACCAGGCAGAGTAAAGATGGCGAGACCCTTCGTAACCAGCTTCAGTGCCTTCCGGTGCCTTGCTCCAATCGATATTCATTTGCGCATCACCTCTGCGATTATCAGATCAACTTCGAAAACAGCAGCTTGCTTATTCATTCTGTCTACCGGGTCGTTTCGTAGAGCGACCGTCAGGTCACGTTCGTTCAGTGCGTAACCGGTTTGCGTGATCCAGTGGCCGGGCAGCCATGGGGTTAAGTCAGATACTGGCGGCTGAAGCATGGCGCCTCCTAGGCGAAGTAGAACGCGATGAGGATAAGGCAGAGCACGGTCAGGAACATGAAGTCGGCGTCGTCCATGTCAGGTCTCGCTCTTTGGGATCAGCGCGTTGACAGCGAGTCGAATCGATATAGCGCTGAAGCAATCCATGTGATGTTGATACCCACCTATGTCGATCGACGCTGAATCGCACGCTGTTTCAGGGAGGTCTAGGAAAATGCCAATCCGATGGCAAGCTTCCAGCGACTCGGCCAGGGTCAATAACGCTTCAGCCTGTGCGCGGTTGATCATTCGAAAGTGCTCCTTTCCCTGAAGTCTGCTAGGCAGTTGATGGCCCAAACTGCATCGATCCAATTGGCGCAAGGGCAAACGTTGCGCCAGAAGATAAGGCCCTTCTTTTGCATGTAGCCGGCTTTCCACCGATAGTTGTTCACTCGGTACATAAGTGCTTCCACGGCTTGCGTACTCCTAGCAGTTGTTCGGGGACGACGCGCAGGCGGGTGGCGCCTACCGTTACGTCGTAGCTCTTCGTACCGACCTTCACGACACGCGCCAGGCACTTGTGGTACTCGCTCTGCGTGTCGTTAATGCGGACGGTCTGTTCTGGTTTGAAGCGGTTCATACGTTTAGCTCTGCTATCGCGATTACGGTGCAAACAGACGCCAATGCGTAAAGCAGAATGTCTATCCCCGGGATGCTGCTCGGCACGAAAAGAGCCGTGCCAATTAAGAGCGCGATTAGCCCTAGAAAGAATATGAATACCGCATTTCCCTTCTCCTATTCGCTTACTGTGTGACTGCACTATACAACACGAAACTTGCGATTGCTTGTAGGTCCGACGAACGGTTAGCTTTTTGCCAACTCATGTTCAAAAGGCACGCGGAAACCGGAAGCGTTACGATGGCCTCCACCGCCATAGGAAGCCGCGATCTCAGATACGTCTAGTCCTTGCTCGGTGCTGCGCAGGCTGAATACACGTCCTGTTGGCGTATCCCAGTAACAGGCGGCGAAAGGTTCGCCTTTCGCCATAAGGTGACCGGCATCGCTGGTAAGGGTGTAGGGGAGACTGGCTGCCGGTACGTCATAGCCGCCGATCTTCATACGGCGCTTAGTTACCCCTACCAGTTCTGCCACGTCTTTGTGATGCTTACGCTCAATAGCAGCTCCGTCCGATACTAGGCTAAGCACATCGGCTTCCATCAGCTTGTCCCATACTTCGAAATCGTAGGGGTAGCTGAATAGGTTGGCTTGGATCTCCCGGGTACCCTCCAGTTTGAACAGCCACAAGTCGCGGTCTTCGATATGGAGTAGCAACGCCGGTGGCTCTTGATCAGGGAAGAAATGATCCCAAGCTAGCATCGCTCCACTGCGCTCCATATCGAAGCAGCAGGCAATCGCGGGTCCGTTCTGTAAGCACGCCATGTCGTGCGCTGTCTTCCATCCTAGCAGCACCGAACCATCGTCGTGCTTCGTGTCCTGCTCAATACCCGCGTGGAAAGGTTCGAAGCGTGATAGATCAGCCGCTGCGCTTTTGTGATGATCGAGAACAATGATGCTGTTGGCTTTGTAAGCCAAGCTTGAAAGAACGTCGTACTTATAGCTGAAGTCGACGAGGATGACGTTTTTACCAGTTACGTCGGGCGGCTCTTCGCCGTAAACTCCTGGTACGAACTCAACCTGGTCGCCTAAAGCTTTCCTTACAACCCACGCAGCGCCGAAGCCGTCTGCACAGTTTCCATGATATATGCACATTGTTTTAGTCATTTCTTACGATCTCCTCGGCTGGTATTGATCAAAGGCTTCTGGCCGTCCTTCAACGGCCAGGGTGATTCGGTATGGCAATCCGGGCAGTGGATAGTGCGCAGGCTGCTCATGCGTATCACGTCCGGGTTACCGCACTTGGGACATTGGAGGGTCATTTAGGAGGTTCCGGCAAAGGCATCCAGTGCGTTATCTCTCCGGTGTAGGCGATATTCGGAATGTTCGAGCTAAGAAAACCGTCCGCGAACCACTTACCTTCGTCGTAGAACATGTTGGCTACGCTTCCGCCTACAGTAGCTACGAGTACCGAGGCGCATTCCGTCGGCATACTTTCTTTGACGCTTATCCACTGGCTCACGCTATAAATCCCCCTGGCATGGTTCGCACAACCTTCAACGCGACGGCGTCATGCATCTGGCCTTTGGCGCAGTCGCTGGTGTTTACTTTTGACATCTTGGGTTTAACCGGGCGCTTTTTCATTCGAAAGCTCCATTCATTTCTTCGACCAGTCGATCCGCCGATACGGTCTTCAGGGTCTCGGAGCAAGTTTGGCAGCCGAGTACGAAAACGCAGGTGATCTCGTGAGTGCGCAGCCGGCCTTCCGTAACGCCGGATTTATTCTCGTTGGCCGTAAACCAAAAGAGGTCCGTTCCGCCACAGGCTTTACAGGATTTAGGAACCTTCATTTTCAGTAAGTCCCTTTCACGTTATCAGGAAGCGAAAACATATCGCCGGTAGCAGGATCGACCATCAGGCCCGACACCACGCTGATACAAAAGCCTACCCAGTACCATGGGGTAACGTGCGAGTCGAGTTCCACGGTAGGGCCTTTGTCATAGGCCACCTGGTAGGTCTGCCCGTCGAAGAAACCCGCTGCAGCGTCCAGGTTAACTTTAGCCGGCGTGACGCCTGTAGCGACGCGCTTACCATCTTCGTCGGTAATGCTGAAGTGCTGACCCGATGGCTCGGACGTGACCTGCACGTCAGTCATACGGTCGTTCATTATGGTCGAGCACCCGGAAAGGGTAAGGACGGCAATTGCGGCGATGATGCGTTTCATGGTTGGGGCTCCGAGGGTTAAGGGGTTTGAGGTGGGAGGGTTTGGTTACATGCTAAGGATGCCTTCAATGCTCGCTTCGAACATTTCCAGAAACTCGACAGGGTGTGTTTTAGGGTTGAAGTCTGCGCCTGCATTTTCACCGGCAGCGGTGCAAATGTCGTCATAGTCGCGGATGTTGCCGGCCGAGCCTGTAGCGATAACCTTGGCAATGCCGGAATGCTTGGCGTAGGCCGCTACGATCTTGGCGCTTTTTGCTTCGAATTCTTCGTTGGTCATTTCGGCCGCTCCTTTGGATGTCTTAGTGTTCGGTGTAGGCCCGTTCTTTTACTCGGTGGGCTAGACCTGAGAAGTACCTTTACTCGGCTTCGACTTTCGGTCTAGGCACTATCCTCGTCTTCTTAGGAGGCTTGGTATGCTTAACGCTTCCAAGTCCGGCTTAACTCGCTGCCGGTCCAGCGTTCCCACTCCGTGTCACCTGTTGGGCTTGGTTGTAGATTACAAGCAGTTGATTGTGTTGTCTAGTACTATTTTCACCGTTCGTCGTGTTTGCCTCATAAGTTGCGTTTTCTTGTGAATAGCCGTACGCTGCGCACAAATACCCAACCTATGAGAATTACCCGATGGACAAGAAGCTTAAAGAGTTGAACCAATACGCGGCGAACAACGGCGCCACCCTGGCCGTGATGAACGCTCTCCTGGAAGCTAAGAAGTACACCGGCATTCTGGATGCCGTCGTACGCGCCGGCAGTCTGCAGAACCTGGCGTCGGAACTCGGCGTTACCTATCAGGCAGTCCAGCAGTGGCTGAAGCTCGGTTACGTTCCTCTGGCCCGTATCCCGGAGATCGAAAGCCTTTACGGCGTACCTCGCGCCGCCCTGATGAACCCGAAGTACGCAGCCGCCTTGGCAGAGCCTAACTTCTCGTCCGACGTATAAGCCGTGGGAGCCGCGAAGATGGCTACGAAATTTGAGAGCCTGCAGGCGCCGGACGCGCTGCGGGACTTGAAGCAATGGCTCGTATGGAAGTTCGAGCCCAACCCTAAACCGGGAAAGAAAGACCTCAAGGTTCCGTATTACGCCAAGTCCGGCACCAAGCGCGGATGGATGCCAGGGCCACGCAGCAAGAAGGTCGGCCAGGGTTCTCCTGAAGAACTGCCGCTGCTGGTCACTTTTGAGGAAGCCAAAGCCGCTGCAGTTGAACGCGGCATGACCGGCGTCGGTCTGGCAATGGTCGACGGCTGTCCAGTCACGGCGCTGGACTTCGACCACTGCGTTACTGATGGAGTGATCCATCCTGACGTTGAAGCGCTTATCGTCGGCACCTACGCCGAGATCAGTCCGTCCGGCACCGGTGTGCGCGCCTTCGTCAAGGGTAATCTCGGCGATCGCAGCGACGCGCATCCCGATGACGGATCGTTTGGCTTTGAGACATATAGTTCGTCCCGGTTCGTGACCTTCACTGGCGACATGACCGGCGACACAATAACCTTCGGCTGCGAGAACGAAGTCTCCGAACCTTCCCCTTTGCTTCTTGAAACGTGCGAGAAGCGCTTCGGGCCGAAAGTCGTTCGTCAGATATCGATCGGCAAGAGCGACAAGGAACGTGTGGGCCTTACAGATACGCAAATAGCTGAAGTCCTGAAGTGGACCGCCGGCGGCGACCACAACCGCTGGATGGCTGTTGGGATGGCTGTGCACCACGAGACGGAAGGTGAGGGCGAATGGCTTTGGGATGAATGGAGCCAAGGCATCGCCGATTACGAAGGCCCTGACGAGATCCGCTATAAGTGGTCGACCATGGGCAACTACACCGGCAATGAAAAGACCTTTTGGTCAGTGCTGCGTGAGGCGCAAGCGCTCGGCTGCCCGGTAAATGTCGATACGGCTTCACCTGATGAATTCGAAGCTTTGCCTATGCCGGTTGGTGGCCGCTTCAATATCCGTTCGCAAGGCGAATTCTCCCGCCAAGTTCGGTCGGTCCGCTGGATCATTAAAGACTTTTTGCCACTCGCGACCCTTGGCGTGATCTTCGGGGAATCCGGCTCTGGTAAGTCTTTCCTCTGTTACGACCTCTGCGCCGCCGTAGCCCGTGGCATGGAAGATTGGAACGGCAAGCGAATCACCAAAGGCCGCGTCCTTTATGTCGTCGCGGAGGGTGAAGCAGGCTTCGTCAATCGGATCAATGCTTATTGTCACCAGCAGGGGATTTCCCCCGATGACTTTCAAGTCGATTACATCAGCGATCTTACGCCTAACCTTTTGGAACCGGCGATGATCACCGACCTCATAAAGGACATCAAGAAGCGCGAGGCGTATGACCTGATCGTCATGGACACCTTCGCCCAGGTGATGCCCGGCGCCAACGAGAACAGCGGTGAGGATGTGGGCAAGGCCTTGGCCGAATGCAAGCGTATCCACCGTCACACCGGTGCCATGGTGCTGCTCGTCCACCACAGTGGTAAGGATGCGTCGAAAGGCGCTCGAGGCTGGTCCGGTCTCCGCGCGGCCGCTGATGTAGAGCTTGAGGTGCTTCGTGCTGACGACATGCGTAGCGTCTCGGTAACCAAGCTCAAGGACGGGCAGGACGGTACTCAGATCGGCTTCAAGCTCCATACCGTGATCCTTGGGGAGGACGAGGATGGCGACGACATTACGAGTTGCATCGTCGAATACACCGACACCGGACGCGTTAAAGCGACAGGCACCAAACGTATAGGGAAAAACGAACTGCTGGTTTTGAAGGTCGTCCATGAGGTCTGCGGTCTGGAAGTCGGGTCGAAGGTGCCTCTCGATACAGTTTTGGATGCCGTCGTAGCGCAAACTGCAGAACCCGGACGCAACACAAGGGGTAACGCGAACCGATCCTTGAAAGCTCTATCTGCAAAAAACAGCGTGTTCGTCGAAGATGGAATGGTTTGGATAGCGGAAAGCAATGCGTAAAAATTGCGTCTTCACGTCTTCACTTGCTTCAATGAAGATAAATGAAGCAAGTGAAGTCTTCCTTCACTTCACCTCCCTTTAGGGGTGAAGAGAATGAAGTAAGTGAAGAGAAGTAAAAACCGGGAAACCATGTGAAGACGCAAGAAATGCAGATTCACTGATACACGCAGAAATTGCGCGTTTAGCTGTTAACGACCTCTGGCCGATCCGCTATTCACTGGTGGCTGGTTCTCGGGTACGCTGATCGCACATCAGCGGAGAATTGAAATGGCATGCTCTGGATGCGCTCGGCGTCGCGCGAAACTCAAAAAACTATTGGACTTAGCCAATGAACGATTCCAAATGCTTGTTAGTTCTAAAGACCGCTCAGCACCTGAGCAAAGCGCAGATCGAAAGCCTGACGGATCTGATCACGCCGACAGCGGAAGCCCTGGGCGCTGAGCCCATGGTTCTCGGCAGTGGGTTCGACGTAGAGCTGCATACCGGCAGTCAGGCTTTGCTGGAGCGCGTATGCGCGGCGCTAGAGGCACTGGTCAAGCAAGGAGAGCCACCAGAGGTTAGCGAGGCTCAGATCGCACCACAGGCGCTCAACGCTAGGCCGACAGGGTTGAACACTCGTGAAGCGGTCTGCAAAGGCGCATGGGAGTTAGGCACGGCATGCGGTAAGTGCGAACGATGCCGGACTACACGACCAGTAAACGCGGCAACGCTAGCCGATATGTGGGCCCGTCGAAATGAGTAAGTCCCGCGTCACCATGCAGCCCACACGCGCCAAGGAGGTCAGCACGCAGGCTGTGCAGATGCTGAACCCTGACGCATGGCGCGAAGGGCTGACTACTGCACAACGGGGCTACGGGTATCGATGGCAGAAGGCGAGGCTCAGTCATCTTTCCAAGTTCCCTTTGTGCTGGTACTGCGAACAGGAAGGACGCGTCACAGCGGCCAACGTGGTGGACCATAGCGTGCCGCATCGAGGCGATCAGAAGATCTTCTGGGATAAGGCGCTGTGGAGATCGAGCTGCCTACCCTGTCACTCGGTCAAGACAGCGCGTGAGGAAGGCGGCATAGGCGCTCAACGCAAAGGCTGAGCCGGCAAAGGCTGCGCATTCGTAGCAGCCTTCAACCAAATGCGTAATGCTTGCGCATTGATAGTCAATAACCATTCGTCGTAATCCAAAATCCATTTCACGATAGGGAAACCTAATCAGAACCAGGAAAACCGATAGCGGGGGGCTATCAGAAGGCCAGAATACGACCGGATGGCTGATCGCGCCGACCTCTTCGAGAGGGAATAAAACCTCCATGCTTTGTTACCCGTGTTAGCCTAGTCTCGTGAGTAACAACAGGACAGACGCAATGCTTAACGAAACCCAAGAACTTTTCTTCAAGGCGACCCTGCGTGGCGAAAAGCCGGAACAGGCTGCTATCAGCGCCGGGCTCAGCGCGAAGACCGCAAAGGCGGCAGGGCACCGAATGCGTAAACACCCTGCAATCGTGGCAGCACTAGCAGCTATCGGTATTGGTACTAAGGCGGGAACCGCCAGTAAACCAGAAGCTTCGGGCGACCATTCAGAGCCTGATATCGTGACGGTAGAAATACCTGAGACGGACGACCCAAAGGTTTTCCTGGCCGCGCTTATGAATTGCCCGAAGGCCGGAGTGAAGGCCCGACTGGAAGCGGCCAAAGCGCTGCTGCCTTTTGAGCATGCGAAGATGGGGGAGAAAGGCAAGAAGGAAAAACTAACCGACGCGGCGAAAGGTGCGTCGGCCGGCGGAAGATTCGCCCTGGCCGCACCGCCAAAGCTTGTCGTGAACAACACCGAGAAGTAGAATGACGAAACCCCGCGGTGCGCTAACACCTGCGGGGTTTCTTACCGATCCGCATCTGAGGTGCTTCATGGCTGCAGCGAATTCTACACAACATATTATCCCCGGCGAACTAAAAGTTTGCACAAAGTGCTCCGAAGCGAAACCGCGCGGGGAATTCCACATCGGCAAGGAATACCCTGACGGGCGTAAGGCGTCATGCAAAGTGTGTATCCAGGCTCAACGACGCGCCAAGTATCACAGTCAGCGAGAGGACGAGATAGAGAAGCGTCGGGCCAGGAAAGCGACTGAAGAGTGGCAAGCTTTAAAACCCGAGCGTAAAGCGGCAGCGAAGGTTCGCTTGAAGAAACGAATCGCTGAAACCATGCCGGACGATAAGTGCTGCACTTCCTGCGCCAGCATACTCCCCGCCACGACCGCGTATTTTCACCGCGCCCCCACCGGCAGCTTCGGTTTAACGGCGACTTGCGTAGACTGCGTACGCATCGCTTACCAGAAGAGAGCAGCACAAGACAGGGACAAGATTAGAGAGACCGCCAGGGCTTCTTACGCTAGAAATGCCCCGCGTAAACTTGCTCAGCAGAGAATAAAAAGGCGTACGGACCCAGCATTCGCTATTCACATGAGAGTTTCTAGCTCCGTGCGAAATAGCCTCGGCAGATCAAGATTAGAAACTTCGTGGATTAACCTTCTAGATTTTAGCGCAGCGGAATTGCACGCCCATCTTGAGCGGCAATTCACCGAAGGCATGACGTGGGAACTCTTCATGGCCGGAGAAATAGAGATAGATCACGTAATCCCTGTGTCATTCTTCCGCCCTAGCGCAGTTGACTCTGTAGAGTTCCGCATGTGCTGGAACCTGAAAAACCTGCAACCGCTTTGGCGTTTAGATAACCGCCTTAAGCGCGATACTCTCCCGGCTAACTTCACTGAGCTGTGGAACGAACTCTATTACGAGGCGAACCGATATGCAGCTTGAGTGGACAACCCAGAACCCAACGTGGGAAAGCGATATTGTCGCCGGCCGTAGCCTCCTGCCGTGCGCGCCGCTGTTCCCAGACGAAGCCCTAGCCGGCCTGGACGTTATGCAACAACTTCGGATTGTCGACGCGCCGGGTAGCCCGACCATAGGTGAATCGTGCGCCCCTTGGGTAAGCGACTTCGCTGGCTCTGTGTTTGGCGCCTACGATCCGGATTCAGGTATTCGGCACATTAAAGAATTCATGTTGACTATTCCGAAGAAGAATTCGAAAAGTACGATCGCCGCGGCCATCATGCTGACGCTGCTGATCCGCAACTGGAGAACGTCTGCCGAGATGATCATCCTGGCGCCGACGATCGAGGTAGCGAATAACGCCTACGCCCCTGCGCGCGACATGGTTAAGCATGACCCTGAACTAGCCGAACTGCTCCAGGTTCAAGACCATCTGCGCACGATCACCCACCGCGGCACGGGCGCCACGCTGAAAGTGGTAGCGGCCGACTCGAACACGGTGTCCGGCAAAAAGGCCAGTTTTGTTCTGATAGACGAGATCCACCAGTTCGGCGCTATGCCAAACGCGGAAAACATGTTCCGTGAAGCGACCGGCGGCCTAATCGCCCGGCCCGAAGGTTGCATCATCTACTTGACCACGCAATCCGATAAACCGCCTGCAGGAGTATTCCGCCAGAAGCTCATGTACGCCCGCGGTGTGCGTGACGGCAGGATTGATGACAAACGTTTCTTGCCGGTGATCTACGAATTCCCGCAACACATGCTGGATTCTGGCGAAGCTCGAAACCCTGAGAATTTCCATATCGTTAACCCGAACATGGGCTATTCGGTCGACCGCGGTTATCTGGAACGCGAGTACGCCAAGGCCCAAGAAACCGGAGAGGAATCCGTCTTAGGCTTCTTGAGTAAATTCCTGAACATCGAAATTGGCCTGGCGCTAAGAACCGATCGATGGGCTGGCGCCGACTTCTGGCAAGAGCAGTCCGACAAGTCCGTTACGCTCGACTCTATGCTCGAGCGCTGCGAAGTGATCGATGTAGGTATCGACGGCGGCGGACTGGACGACCTTCTCGGGCTCTCCCTGGTCGGTAGAGAGAAGGACACGGGAAACTGGCTTACGTGGGCGGGCGCATGGGCTCACCCCTCCGCACTCGCCAGGAATAAGCAAGAGGCCGCCCGCTTCCACGATTTCAGCCGCGATAAAGATCTCGTCTTAGTCAACCGCATCGGGGAAGACGTAACGGAAGTGTGCGACATCGTCGAACGCGTTTATGACTCAGGGCTACTCGACAAGATCGGCGTTGACCCGGTCGGTATCGGCGCCATCTTCGACGAACTGGTCGCGCGGTCTATACCTGAAGACAAGATCGTGGGTATCAGCCAGGGTTGGAAACTCGGAGGCGCGATTAAGACCACTGAACGCCGCCTAGCTGAAGGGAAGTTGAAGCACGCCGAACAGCCTTTGATGTCGTGGTGCGTATCCAACTGCCGTGTAGAGCCGCGGGCAAACTCGATCCTGATCACGAAGCAGGCTTCAGGCTCGGCGAAGATTGACCCGGTGATGGCGCTGTTCAACGCCGTGTCGCTGATGGCGCTTAACCCGGCAGCAGCGCACAAAAAGTTTCAAATGCTGTTTTTATGAGTTACAGTGCGCGTAATTTACCGGAGCTGTATACATGAACAGAGCCTACAGTTTTCTTGAGGTTAAGGCCGTCGGCGAGGAAACTCGAACGATTACCGGGATTGCGACAAGCCCCGAAGTAGATCGCGTGGGCGATGTTGTCGAGCCGCTCGGGGTCCGTTATAAAAACCCTTTGCCGCTCCTGTGGCAGCACGAGCACGACAAGCCCATCGGCCTGGTAGAGTTCGGCAAGCCAACTGCGAAGGGCGTACCGTTTACCGCAACGCTGCCACGCATCGAAGAACCTGGCGCTTTGCAGGATCGGATTGAAGAGGCATGGCAGTCGATCAAAGCCGGCCTGGTCCGCGCAGTGTCGATCGGTTTTCGCTCCATTGAGTCGGAGAACATCGCCGGCACTTGGGGCACCCGCTACATGCAAACCGAAGTTTATGAGCTCAGCGCCGTGACCATTCCGGCGAACGCTTCTGCTACGATTAACACCGTCAAGTCTTTCGATACTGGATTACCTGCCGCGTCCGGCAAAAAGGAATTCACTGTCGTAAAACTTGCGAAACCCGCCGGCGCTTCGGCAACCAAAACCGTTACTAAATCCGTTCCGAAGCCCCAGGAGGGCCAAGACATGAATTTCGCAGAACAAATCAAGTCCTTCAAGGACACCATGGTGCAGAAATCCGCGCGCCAAAAAGAATTGATGGAAGCCGCCGAGGGCCGCACCCTGGACGAAGCGGAGTCGGAAGAGTTCGACACCATCACCGACGAACTGAAAGCCGCTGAAGTCCACATCAAGCGCCTGGAAGTCATGGAAAAGGCTAACGTAGCCGCCGCCGCTCCAGTCACCGACGTGACCAACCAGGTTCACCGCGCGCCGCTCGTTGCCAAAAACACCGAGAAGCTGGAACCCGGCATCCTGTTTGCCCGCTACGCCATGTGCAAAATGGCCTCGCAGAATAACCCAGCAATGGCCGTAGAAATCGCGAAGTCGAAGTATCCACAGCACGAAGGCATGATCAAAGCCTTGGACCTGGAAGCTCGCGGCCAGAAAATGCAAGGCTTGATGAAAGCCACTGTGGAAGCTGGCACTACCCTGGACGCCACCTGGGCGGCCCCACTGGTCCAGTACCAGAACTTCGCCGGTGATTTCGTCGAGTATCTGCGTCCTCGCACCATCCTCGGCCAGTTCGGCACCGGCGGCATCCCGTCGCTGAACCGTATCCCGTTCAACGTCCGCATCGCGGGACAGACCACTGGCGGCCAAGCGTACTGGGTAGGTGAAGGCGCGCCGAAGCCGCTGACCGCGTTCGACTTCAACGACACCGAACTGCGCTGGAACAAAATTGCGACCATCGCGGTTCTGACCAACGAACTGATCCGCTTCAGCGATCCTTCGGCTGAACGTCTCGTACGTGACGGCCTGGCCGCTGCGGTAATCGAGCGTGCGGACATCGACTTCGTTGATCCGGCCAAGGCTGCTGTTGCCAACGTGTCGCCTGCTTCGATCACCAACGGCATCGCCGGCATTCCTTCCAGCGGCAACACCGCTGAGGACATCCGCGCGGACATCGCCGCTCTGTGGGCTCCATTCATCGCCGCACGTAACGCCCCGCGTAACGCTGTGTACTTGATGGACTCGACCACCGCGCTGGCGCTGAGCATGATGGTAAACCCATTGGGCCAGTCGGAGTTCCCGGGTATCACTATGAACGGCGGCACTTTCATGGGCGTCCCGGTGATCGTGTCCGACTACCTGCCTGTTGATTCGGGCGGCGGCATGGTGGTTCTGCTGAACGCTTCGGACATCTGGCTGGCTGATGATGGCCAAGTGACCATCGACGCTTCCCGTGAAGCCTCCTTGCAGATGCTGGACAACCCAACCAACAACAGCGGCACCGGTACTCCTACCACCATGGTGTCGATGTTCCAAACCAACAGCACTGCCTTCCTGGCAGAGCGCTTCATCAACTGGCAGCGTCGCCGCGCATCGGCGGTGTCCTACCTCACCGACGTGAACTGGGGCGCCGGCGCGTAATGCGCTACGCTGAGTGAACTGGAAAGGCCCTTCGGGGCCTTTTCTTTGAGTAATTTTCTGAAACCCGTATACTCACCCTAAATTAGAGGGTTTTTCGCATGAGCAAAGTCGAATTCAGCTATAGCCAAGCCCGAGGCGGTAAAACCGTACCGATGGCGAAGCGCTACGCTGAGACCCTGCGTAAGATGGGTTTTGGCACCTACCAGACCCGTATGCTTACCGCCGCAGAGCCAAAGACCAACGATGAACCGGAAGGCCCTCTCGTTTCCAAAGAGATCGCCGCGTTCGCCGCCGAAAACAATGTGGATCTGACCAAGGTTACCGGCACCGGTAAAGACGGCCGCATCAAAAAATCCGATGTTGAAGCCTTTATCGCTGTGCAGGTGTAACGATGCGTCTATTCGGCCGAGAACTGACCCTGAGCTTCAAGCGCGCGCCGATGTCGCCGCCCGGTACGGGCATGGGCGGTTGGTGGCCGATGATCAAAGAGCCGTACTCCGGCGCATGGCAAAAGAACGATACCTGGACCAACGAAACGGTCCTGGCGCACTACGCGGTATACGCCTGCATCACCCTGATCGCGAATGACATCGGAAAGTTGCGTCAACGTTTGATGCAACTCGATCCGAACGGTATCTGGAAAGAGACGACCAGTGCCGCTTTCAGCCCAGTGCTGAAAAAGCCGAACAACTATCAGAACCACATCCAATTCAAGCAGTGGTGGCAGACTTCCAAACTGATCAGCGGCAACACCTACGGATTGAAGAAACGCGACCAGCGCGGCGTTGTCACATCGATCTATCTCCTCGATCCATGCCGCGTGCTCCCCCTAGTCGCCGAAGACGGTTCGATTTACTACCAGCTGAGCAACGACAATCTGAACCGGGTAGGAGACGGCGTTACCGTCCCGGCGTCGGAGATCATCCACGACCGGATGAATTGCCTGTTTCACCCACTGGTCGGGGTATCCCCCCTGTACGCCGCCGCACAAGCCGCGTGCCAGTCGTTGAAGATGCAAAGCGATAGCTCTACGTTCTTTGAGAACGGAGCACGTCCTAGCGGCATCTTGTCGGCCCCTGGCGCTATCAGCGATGAAACGGCGAAACGGCTGAAGTCGCATTGGGATACAGAGTACACCGGAGCAAACTCCGGCCGAGTAGCCGTATTGGGCGACGATCTGAAGTTCCAGCAGATGAAAATGTCTGCCACGGATTCGCAGTTGATTGAGCAGTTCAAAATCACGGCGGAAATGATTTGCACCGCGTTCCACGTACCGCCGTCTAAAGTTGGGGTGACCATCGCGCCGACCGGCACGACCGCCGCGCAAGAGAACCAGAAGTACTATTCCGACTGCATCCAAGTGCTTGCGGAAGAGTACGAAGCCTGTATGGACGACGGGTTGTCTCTGCCGCCTGAATATGGCGTAGAGTTAGACGTTGATGGCCTCCTGCGCATGGACATGGGCGCACTCGTTGAAACCCTAGCCGCTGGCGTGAAAGGTGGAGTAATGACCCCTAACTATGCTTTGCGCCGGTTGAATCAAGCGCCGGTTGAAGGTGGAGATACGATTTATTTGCAACAGCAAAACTATAGCATTCAGGCACTTTCCAGGCGCGACGCGCAAGCGGACCCGTTCGCTACCGGCACGACCGCTGCGCCAGTTCCGGAACCCGCTGCGCCGGCAGAACCAACTGACGAACAAATCCAAGACAGCGCGAAAATGCTCGCTCTGCTGATCGAAAAGAGGCTCGCTAATGAACCTGCGTGAACTTGAAGCGCAAGCCGAATTCCTCGCGCCGGTTATCGCCGCAGCGGTGGCGAGGGCTGTTGCACCGCTGAATATGGAACTGGCCGACCTGCGAAAGTGTTTAGCCGATCGGCCGATGCCTGCAGAGCCGGAACCGGTCGACGTAGACGCTATCGCGCAAGCCGCCGCCGCTCTCGTCGTGCTGCCCGAAGTGAGGGACGGCAAAGACGCTGATCCGGTCGACCTGGAAGCGTTGGCGAAGGCTGCTGCTGAGTTCGTCCAGTTGCCTACTATCGACATTGCTTTGTTAGCTGCGGAAGCGGCAAAACTCGTCGACGTCCCTGAACCGCTGCCAGGCAAAGACGCTGATCCGGTAGACCTCCAAGCTTTGGCGCGTTCCGCTGCCGAGCTGATCGCCGTTCCTGAAGTTCGCCAACCGCAAGACGGTCGCGATGCGCTGCACCTGGAAATCTTGCCGACCATTGACGAAGCGAAGACCTACGCGCGCAACACCTACGCCAAGCACGACGGCGGCCTGTGGCGCAGCTTTGAGCAGACCAGCAGTATGCGTGGCTGGGAATGCATCGTGGAAGGCCTGAAAGCGGTATCAGTGACTCAGGACGGCGATCGTGAGTTCTCGGTTACCCTGTCGAAGTCTAGCGGTGCTGAAGTCGTCCAGAAGTTCGCCATGCCGATACAGATTTACAAAGGCGTGTACCGCGAAGAGCAAGCCTACGATTTGCATGACAACGTGACGTGGGCGGGCAGCCAGTGGACGTCGACTAAGGCCGAGAACACCGACAAGCCAGGTTCTAGCGACGCGTGGACCCTGGTCGTCAAGGCCGGACGCAATGGCAAAGACCTTCGCGAGAACGCGAGCACCTATGACCCGGCAAAAGGGGTCAAGTTATGATGTACGTCACGCTCGCCCGGGCGAAACAGCACTTGAACATGGACCACAACGAAGACGATTCGCTGATCGAGGTCTACGTCCAGGCGGCGTCTGGTGCGGTGAAAAACTACCTGAAGTCAGGAAGCCCGTATGAGGTCGAGCGCGACAGCAACGACGATCCGATCTTGGATAGCTCGGGTGACCCGATTTATGTCGTTGACAGCTCCGGCGACAAAGTTGTGAGCTATCCTGTACAGGCCGCCGTGCTACTGATGGTAGGCTTTCTCTACAAAGACCGAGACGAGAATCCGGACAGCGCGTTTGACAGAGGCTACCTGCCAAAGCCGGTCACCGCTTTGCTTTACCCACTTCGAGATCCAGCACTGAGGTAAATGGTCATGGCAGACAAATTCGCGCGCGTATTCGGAAGCTTCCTGCGCAAGATCATCGACATGAAGGACGGCACATGGGCTGAGCGTGTTATCGCTCATCCCCCTTTCGATCTGCTGACTGACGGCGGGACAGGTCCGAACCGCCGCCTGCGAGTGGACACAGGGCAAACCGGATTTTTCGGCAGACGCATGTGGTCCCTGAACTACGAATTCGCTGCGGCGAACCCGATCGCCGGCACGCCGTTGGTTTTCCGGTTCACCATTCCGACGAACTTCATTATCCACGCCCATACGTTGACCGTTGATCAAGGGGGCCTGACTCTCCGCACCTACACAGCGGCCCAGGGTGTCGCCGGTGGCGTTTTCGGTACTGCGCATACCCCTTCGTCTGAAAACTCGATGACCGAAGCGGCGTCTTACGCGTTCCAAACGCAGATCGCTTCAGGCGGCACGTTCACCCCTAATGTGAATGAGCTTCCACTTACTCCGCTTCGGGTAAGGACATCGGGGGCGACAGCTCAGCAATCGAGCGTAGGTGGCGCAGCCGTGTCGGAGAAAGCTAGACTGGCGGGAACTTATTACGCTGTTCTCGCCAGGATGACGGCTGTGAGTGGCGACTGCACAGGTGTGTACACGATTGTCATCGAGGAACGCCCATGAGTCGCGCCGGTCAGTACCGCCATCGTGTGGACATTCAGGACTGGACCGAGATCCGCGACGAGGAAACCGGAGCGTTCACCGAGGCTTGGGTAACCGTCTTCGAGAACGTTCCGGCCCGCATTGCCCCGGCAAGCGGTCGTGAATTCCTGGCCGCAGCGGCGATCCAGTCCGAGATCATCGCGCGCATCGTGATCCGCCAGCGCCCCGGCCTGAATGCCAAGCAACGCATTTTGCACAACGGCGATATTTACAACGTCCACGCCTGGCTTCCGGATCAGGAAAGCGGGAAGGACTATGTTTCTGCACCATGCTCGGCCGGCCTGAATGAAGACTAACACCTTCGTCTGCATCGCCTCCGGCCCCAGCCTCAACGCGCACGACTGCGAACTGGTCCGTGCGTCCGGCCTTCCCACAATCGCTGTGAACAACTCCTGGCAGCTAGCCCCATGGTGCGATCACCTTTACGCAGGTGATCTCGCGTGGTGGGATTCGTACGGATCGCAGGCGCCTACCACTTGCCAGCGGTGGAGCTGTACGCGCCAGGCAGTGGCAAAGCACGGGTTGAACTGGCACGAGGCTTATGGGGAGTACAACAGCGGCCTCAGAGCGATCGAACTGTCCTTCAAGCTCGGCGCAGAACGCGTCCTGCTTCTTGGGTACGACTGCACGGTGCAAGGCGGTACGCACTGGCACGGCGACCACGCAGACACGAAGAACCCCGACGAAGCGTTGTGCAGGAAGTGGAACGCGCAGCACGCTAGGCTGGCACGGAAGGCTGACGTAGTGAACTGCTCGCGTGACACTGCGCTGACCGCGTACCGTTTAGGGTACCTAGAAAAAGAGTTGCAAAAGGTTGTTGACACTTGTGATGCGCGCGATTAAAGTTCGTTTCAGAGGCAGCTAGCTATCAGGCGCACAACGTGAAGCCGGACGAGAATGCAGAGTTCCGGATTAAAGTGCAGTCTCTAATTGATCAGCCAACGCCGCAAAGAGGACCGGGAGCCTCGATAAAAATTCCCGGGCCTATTCCTCGCCGTGCCCTCACTTGACCCCGCTTCGGCGGGGTTCTTTTTCAGAGGAGTTGACCAATGGCAAAAGTTAATCTTACTGCCGACATAAAACAGAAATGGTGGGTAAAACCCTTGGTGTATACCGCGGCGTTTGCGTTCACCATAGCGGGTAAAAGCGAATTCCCTGAAGCGTTCACGGACTTCATTGTGCAATACGGCTTTAAGATCGAGATCAAACGATGATCATCCACTGCCATCGCGGCCTAGGCGACAACATCTACGAACGGGCTTTCATAAAGCAACTACCGAAGCCTGTCTACCTAGACACCCCATGGCCGGAGATCCATTCCGATATTCCCGGCGTGCATTTCATCCGCCCGCAAACCAATCTGCGCACACAGGCGAAGAACATCGCGCGCCATACAACCTGGACGATGCCGCCCACGCGGCAACCGACTCGACAGATCCGCTACGGCGCCGAGGGAATTATCCCAGGGATGGTTGCCAGCTTCGGCGTAATGCCGGGCGCGTTTGACCTTCCGCCACTACCCCCTTCGCCAGAAACCGGCCCGTACGTCGTTGTACGCCCCGCTACCGTGCGCAGTGAGTGGCGCGCCGATACGCGTAACCCTGATCCGATGTACATCGCTGAAGCTGCTGTCGTAGCTAAGATGCGAGGTTATCGGGTAATTTCCGTAGCCGACCTTCAGGAAGGCGTCGAGTGGATGATCGGAGGGCTGATGCCTTACGCCGACGTGCGCTACCACAAAGGCGAACTGCCGGTTGAACAACTGCTGGCGCTCGTCAAGGGTGCGGCTGCCGTCATCGGCGGTATCGGCTGGTTGGTTCCAGCAGCGCTCGCGGCCAAGGTTCCCGCTTGGATCATCTGTGGCGGCCAGGGTGGTTTCAATTCGCCGAAGCAGATCTGCCCGGACGGAAGTACAATTACCTTTGCGGTGCCGGACAACTTTTGCCGGTGCAAACTCAAGCAGCACAACTGCGACAAGAGGATTTCGAATTATGACGCTAAGCTTGCCGACTGGGCTGACAAAGCCCTCCCTGTGGTGGTCTGAGGAACTCGGCTACGGTTGGCATTCATCGCCGCCGATGCAATACAGTGGGGAATATTTCGCCCACTACCAGAAGCTAGACGATACGCCGATGGGCGCTGCTCTGACAAAGGCTAGGCTCGAACTGGTCGAGAAGTACACGAAGGCTTCGCTCGGCGTGGACATCGGTATCGGCGGCGGACGCTACGTCAAGGAGTCGTGGGGGAACGGGTACGACGTAAGCAGCGAGGCCGTAGAGTGGCTCCAGCGTATCTACTCCTATGTCGACCCCTACGCAGCGCCGGTCGATCACATCACATGCTGGGACAGCCTGGAGCACATCCCCGAGCCTGAAAAGCTTTTGGCGAACGTGCGCGACTGGTTCTTCGTTTCGCTGCCGACGTTTGAAAACGCTGAAGAGGCTCTACAGTCGAAGCATTTCAAGCCGGCAGAACACCTCTGGTACTTCAGTATCCCCGGGCTGATTCGATGGGCTGAGGATCAGGGGTTCCAGGTCATGGAGGTCAACCACGCCGAAACGGAACTAGGCCGCGAAGGCATTACGTCCTTTGCTTTTAAACGCGTCGGCTGATAGAATCGGCGCCGTGACTGTATCTAGTGGTACGGATCTTACGTTCATACGCGGCGTAAGACGTTGACGAGTAGCCGAGGATGTTCAGCCATCACGCTAGATTCAATTTGGCCTTAACTGGTACAAGTCTAGTGGCTCTACGAGATTAGCCGCCTTCTCAGGCGGCTTTTTCTTGCCTGTGATAAACTCCCGGCAAACCGAGGGCGACGCCATGGCCGACTGGATCACGTACAAACTGAAAGGCGCTGAGGATCTGTCACGCGTTTTTAAGACGCTGCCGCAGGAACTACAGCGCCAGGTTGTCGTGCCTGCTGCCAAGGAAGCGATGCAGATTGTCCTATCCGCCGCGAAGGATAACGCTTCACGCCTCGACAACCCGAACACGCCCAACTACATCCCGAAGAACCTGGACATGATCGAAGACAAAAAGTTCTTCGCAGAGACAGGTTCGACGAAGATCTCCGTTGGCGTGCGCAAGCGTCGGCGCGGCGTCGGAGGAGGGAACACATACTACGCCGCCCTGTTTCTAGAGTTGGGTACGAGTCGCAGTCGGGCTTTCCCGTTCATGCGGAATGCTCTCGGTCAAAACCAGCAAGCCGTGTTTCAAGAATTCCTTTCTAGCGCGAAATTCCAACTTGTGAAATTGGGGCTCAACTGATGGACGTACCTTTCTACACGGTTTGCAAAGCTGATCCGACCGTCCAAGCGCTGCTCGGCGGTACGTCGCCGCGCATATACCCGTTCGGCATGGCGCCTCAGACCGTCGCCAAACCCTACGTCGTCTACCAGTGGATCGGCGGTTCGCCGTTCAACATGCTGAACTGCCGGCCTGATGCCGACCGCGCCAGCCTCCAAGTGGACGTGTACGGCCTGACTACACAGTCTACGACTACGGTTGCAAAAGCGATCCGCAATGCGATAGAACTCGACTCGTACATCACTGGGTACCGGGGCGACATGCGCGACGAAGAAACACTGCTCTACCGAACCAGCTTCGATCTCGACTGGCTGGTCGAACGGACCTGATTTGCGAAACCCCCGGCGCGTGATATGCTTCCGTCGAACGTTCATTACTCCACGAGGCAACACCCATGACCATCAAGAGCCAGGGAACAGACCTGTATACCATCGACCCGGATACCGGCGCCCTGCTGGACGTGGGTTGCATCACTTCCATCGACGGTATTGATACCGCGATCGACCAAATCGAAACGACCTGTCTGAACGACCTGTCGCGCACCTACGAAGCTGGCCTGGCCACTCCTGGCGCCGCTACCTTCGGCCTGCAGTTCGATCCGGCTGACGTGAACCACATCCGTCTGCACCAACTGAAGACCGCCGGCGTAACCCTGCAATGGGCAATCGGGTTCTCCGACGGCACCGCAGCGCCGACCACTGCTACAGACTCCGCCGGTGACGATGAATTCGTTCTGCCGCCTACCCGTAGCTGGCTGACCTTCGAAGGCTATATGAACAGCTACCCATTCACCTTCGCGCTGAACACCATGGTCACCTCGACTGTCGGTATTCAAGTGTCGGGCGAACCAATCCTCGTTCCTAAGTCGTCGAGCTAACCAATGGCCCTGAACCTTAAAGACCTCGTTGCTCAAGGCGCATTTGTCAAAGAGCCTTTCGTGAAGCGCCAGATCAAATGGCACAACACGGAAGGCGAAGAACTGACCGCAGACATCTGCGTGCGCTTGGCGTCGTACCACACGATCACCAACACTTGGAAAGCGGCTGAAGGCAATCAGGAGCACCTGGCCGCACGGATCGCGACCATGGTGTGCGACGATGAGGGAGGCCCGATCTTTTCTACGGCTGACATTCTCGGCACAACCGGGATCGAAGGCCGTGGCGCGATGTGCGACACGCTGTTTCTCGCACTGATCACCGCGGTTAACGAAGCGCAATCGGCAAAGACGAACCCCCGGAAGACCTCTGGTTCGAACTAGTTATGAACGGCATAGGCGGTCGCACGATCGCCGAAGCCCAACAGAACATGTCACTGGTCGAAGCGCGGCAATGGGCTCGGTACTTGCAGCGCCACGGGGGACTGAACATTGCTGAACGGATCGAGCAAGCCGCCGCGCTGATCTGCACCACGGGCGCGCAGCTGATGGGCAACAAAAAAGTAAAGGTCGCAGATTTCATCCCTAACCGGGAATCGGACGACGAACTCAGGTACGCCACGCCGCAAGACTTCTTGCGAGTGTTGCAAGCATCCAGGAAGCCATAGCCGTGCCGACTAACAGCCTGGGCCAGTTGACGGTGGATCTAGTTGCAAATACCGCCGGTTTCGAACGCGGTATGGATCAGGCCGAACGCGCTTTAGCTTCGGCCACTCGCGAAGCCAAGAAGCAAGGCGATGCACTTGATCGACTGGTCGGGCAGATCGACCCGACCATTGCTGCGTATTCCCGCCTCGACAAGATGGAGCAGCAGCTCAAAGCGCACCGTGACGCCGGGCGCTTGCCGACCGACGACTACAACGCCTACCTCGCCAAGCTCAACGAAACCCGTAAGTCCGTTGAGTCCACTAGCAACGTTTTGGCCAAGAACGCCAAGCAGTTCGACGCCAACGGTCTGACGGCCAAACAACTGGCCGCTAACCTCCGGGGCGTCCCCGCCCAGTTCACCGACATCGCTACGTCTATCGCTGCCGGGCAGAACCCGCTGACGGTGCTCCTGCAGCAAGGCGGCCAGCTCAAAGACATGTTCGGCGGCATCGGCCCGGCGGCACGCGCTTTAGGAGGCTACGTCCTCGGACTAGTAAACCCATTCACCCTGGCCGCAGCGGCCGCCGCTGTGCTCGCGCTCGCTTATAAGCAGGGTAGCGATGAGACAACCGCGTTCACCAACGCGCTGATCCTGAACGGCAACGCCGCAGGGACGAACGCGGACGCCCTCGCCAGTCAAGCGCAGTCGGTAAGCCAGTCCGTTGGTACTGTCGGCGCTGCTGCGGCTGTCTTAGCGCAATTGGCAGCCTCTGGAAAGATCCCGGCGTCCTCGTTCGACAGCATCGCTATCGCCGCGCTGAAGATGCAGGAAGCCACCGGCAAAGCAGCGTCTGAAACGGTCAAGGATTTCGAGAAGCTGGCTAAAGATCCGGTCAAGTTCTCGAAAGAGTTGAACGACTCTCTGAACTACTTGACCACGTCGACCTACGCGCAGATCGAGGCACTGCAACGCCAAGGCGATGCGCAGGGCGCCGCCAACCTGGCCGAACAGGCTTATGCCGAAGCGCTGACTACCCGAGCCAACCGTGTACGCGAGAACCTCGGGTACGTCGAGTCGGCGTGGCTGACAGTGAAGAACGCCGCTAAGGAAGCGTGGGATGCGTTCCTCGACATCGGGCGTGAGTCTACGCTCGAGCAGAAACTCAAAGTGCTGAATGACCGGCTGCAAGATATCGCCAATGCGGACGCGATCAACAACGCCCCGGGCAGCGGATTTGGTGCCACGCCAAGCGATGACTTGCGCCGAGAGCAAACCGAAAAGGAAATTACAGATCTGCTCGTGCAGCAGGAAGAGAGTCGCAAGCGCGCTGCCGTTCAGGCGAACGTTGTCGCCCAGGACAAACGCGGCATCGCTGCTGTAGAAGCCCTGAACAAGTCCCTGGACGAAACGGCACCGAAGACTGACAAGCTCGCCAAGCGTTTTGCGGAAATAGACAAGCAAGTCGCCGCCGCGGCGGCCCGTGGAGTTCAGTACAGCGAAGCGCAGATCGCCCAGTTGCGTAAGGCCGCTGAAGAGCAGTACAAAGCCGCCGCGGCGCCGAAGGTTAAAGCAGTTCGTGAAGACGCCGGCCAGAAGATGCTAGACAGCTTGCGTCAGCAGGCAGCCGCGCTTCAGCTCCAGTCGGAGACCAGCGAAAAGCTCGGCGCCCAGGCGCAAGCTCTCGCCAAGTTCCAGCAAGAAATTGCCGACATCAAGTCGAAGGACATTCAGACCGCTGACCAGAAGTCGCTCCTCGCCAGCGAGGCCCTGATCACGGCCCAGCTAAAGCGCAACGTGGCACTAGAGCAGGAAGTCGCCGCGCGTAAGCAGGCGACGGAGGAAGCCGGCAAGCTGGCCGCGTTCCAAGAGAACCAAGCGTCGAAGCTGCAAAGCGCGCAAGAGGGCCTAGACTCGCAACTGACCGGACTCGGCTCCGGCGAGAAGCTGCGCGAGCGGTTGAAAGAAGACTTGGCGATCCGCAAGGAGTACCAGTCGGAACTCGACAAGCTGAACGCTCAACTGAACAAAGGGCAGATCAGCGAAGACCTGTACCAGCAAGAGACCGACATCCTTGAGGAGGCCCTGGCTTCTCGTTTGGTGCTGCAGCAGGACTACTACAACCAACTGGACGAAGCCTCGGGCTCGTTCTTCCTAGGTGCCTCCGAATCGTGGAACAACTACCTGACGGAAGCCATTGACGTGGCTGCGCAAACACAAACGCTTTTCGATGGTGCTTTCAGCGGCTTGACTGACGCGCTGTACAACTTCGTGACCACAGGCAAACTGTCGTTCCAAGACCTGGCCGCCAGCTTCGCGCAGACCGCTTTGAAAATGCTGATCCAGTACGCTGCCGCGCAAGCCATTTCCGCCGGCCTGAACGCGTTCTCGTCCACTGCTGCGATCCCTATCGTTGGTCCTCTCGCCGCACCAGCGGCAGCTGCATCCGCCCTGGCCTTTGCTGGCGGCCTGTCATCGCAGATCGCGGGTCTCGCCGGTATGGCGCACGACGGCATCGATTCCGTGCCGCAGACCGGCACTTGGCTGCTCCAGAAAGGGGAACGCGTGACCACGGCGCAGACCAGCGCTAAGCTGGACAAAACGCTAAACGATATGAAAACCCCAACCGGGACAGGCGACACTACGGTAAACTTGATCGAAGACGCATCCCGCGCCGGGCAGACTGAGACCCGGGAAGAGGACGGTCAGAAGTTTATCGACCTGTGGATCGCCAAACTCTATTCGGATGACGATGTGATGGAAGCACTGAACCGCAAAACCGGCTTGCAAGGCGTGGGGCGCTGATGGCGATTCCAGTCTACCCGGAAGGGCTGCCCTGCCCGCTGCGGGAGAACTACGGGTTCACACCGACGAATAACATTCGCCGCACGCCTATGGACAGCGGTCGTGCTCGCCAGCGTATCGAGTTCCCGAACGCTCCGGCCATGGTGTCGCTTAGCTGGCTCATGACGGGACCGCAGGCCATGTTGTTCGAAGCGTGGGCCGCGCAGATCGTAGGCGCTGGCTGGTTCACGATGACGCTTCTGAGCCCTATGGGGTTCAACGAGGCCGAAGTAAGGTTCACCGAAGTTCCAGTGGGCGGCGAGCTGACGGGGAAATTCCTGTGGCGCTACCGAACTACCTGCGAATTGCGTAACCGCCCATTGTTGCCACCAGGGTGGGCCGAATTGCTGCCATCGTTCGTGCTGAACCCGGAAATTTTCGATTACGCCATGAACGACGAATGGCCGCTTAACCCCTGGCAGGTGTACATTTTAGAAACCGATCAAGCAATTAATGAGGAGTGGCCGACGCCATGAGTTTTTACAATACTGGTAACCCGGTCCCTTCGATCGACCCTCGTGACCTGGACGACAACGCCAAACATATTGATGAGCTGACGAACAGTACCTTCCCGACATTTGTCGATAGGCTCGGCACCACGCGCCGCACACTGGCTGGCATCGAGGCAGACGCTGATGCGATTGTTTTGCGGGATGAACTCGCTGAACCGGATGGGGCAGAGCTTAGCGGATACCGGAATTCAAACCTATACGAGAAACTGTCTGATTTCATCAGCGCGTCAGATTTCACAGGTACGGATGCAGAGGCTATAGCTGCCGCTGCCGCACACTGCTTTACAAATAAAAAACAATTGAGGATTGACAGGGATGTAAATATCCCATCACTGGCTACGCCAATCGAGTTGAAGTGCGGGCTGTATCAGCAACCTGGGACAACTATAAATATTACAAACTCTGGCATAACGAACGGCCTATTTAAATTTACCACCAGCCAGGTCGGCACTGTAATTGTGGGTGTCGGCGGCCTCACCGAGGGCAGCACCAAACTCACTGGGCTGCCCGCCACTCCGCCTGGCAGTTGGCTGCTGATCGAAAGTTCTGAGGAGCTGATCAAAGACACCTCTGCCAGCTTCTACGTAAAGCAGGAAGTAGCGACCATTGCCGATATGCTTGGTGGCCTACTGTCGCCGCTGAACACCACTTACTCAGCCCCGACTATTACCTTATTCCTCCCAGAACCGAGCTTAGCTATCGAAGGGCTATCTATTCAGGGCAGCGGGACGGAAATAACAAATACCTCCCACAACCTTATCGAAATCTATCGAAGATCCTCAAAAATCGATGGCATTCACGTTCAGGGCGTCCCGAATCAGGGGTCGCAGATTAAAATAAATCAGAGCGTTTCATGCTCTATTTTAAACCCTGAGATTTCTGGGGGCGTAAACGGAAATGGCTACGGGATTCTGGCATTTATGACGGAAAACCTATCCATAGAGAACCCGGTTATCACCAATTGTCGCCATGCATATTCGGCCCGCCACGACAAAAATACGACGATCACCGGTGGGGCTGTTTCTGAAATTATTGACTCTCACTGGGGTCAAAATTTAATCGTCAAAGGGACGACCATTATTGGACAGATCCAATACGCCGGCCGGGACTTGAGCGTCACCAAATGCCAGCAGACCCCAAAGGACTATTGCATCCGCATTCGCAATACAAGTCCAGAGCTGAAAGGTAGAGTCGAGTACAAAGACAACGTTGTCAATGTCGACTCGACAGTAATGGCAGGGACTCATTTTGCCTACATAACATCCGGGCTTTCCTCCGGGTCTTTCGTATTCGGAAGAAACTTGGCGCAACCTAGTTTGGTGGCAATCAAGGACAACCAGTTAAACATTATCTCGATGCCGACCAACATAACCTATGCCAGGATGCTGACGTCTCAAGGGTTTACGTATTCTCTGCCTACTCGGTATGAAATTGAAGGAAATAAACGCACAGATTATACAAAAACCATTGATATTTTAACGGGATTCGTGAAGGCGGATAACGTAGATTTCACGGCTAACCCCAGTGTCTATGTACGGGGGGAAGTGAACTGTCGGGTCAGCGTTACGAGCCAAAACACGGCGGCTGATACTGGAAAGGGGTTCTCCCTTGACCTGCATGACCTGAGTAGCTTCATTCTGTTCATGGCCCCAAATACGATAGTAGACTCGAGACTGACAGATGTCTCATGCTCCGGCTGGGCGATCCCCTCCGGCGGTGCACAAACTAACGTAGATAATGGCCGGCTCGTCCAGTGGGGCATGTCCTTTACTGGGGCCGTCCCTGTCGAGATCAGCAGGATTATGAGTGGGGAAATTTTCTTCAGGACGCTTGGCGATGACACGGCCTCATATTTCCGGCCCGGCAAAGAATTCGGCCATTTGTCTGTGGTATCACAAAGCTCGCTGCAATGGTCCGGTCTAGCGGGGTACGATGTCCAAGCCGGCGGGGCCTTCAACAACACAATTTTCAACGGCACATCATTCGCGACTACAACGGGCGTACTAACGGGGACTACCGGAACTGATGGAAACCTTACGCTTAGCCCGGCAACAGACGGAAGGGTATATGTAGAGAATAGGGCCGGTGCGGGATTGACGTTGCAAATTAAAGAAATGAACTTCGGCCAGTGAGCCGGTATAGAATTTAGGCATAATGTGAAGCCAGAGAGCCAAAATGACCAATACATACCCAACGACTCAATTCCCGCTCGGCTCGACGGAAGTCAAGGTCTTGTTCAACAACGCCTCGAATTTTGACGAGGCGATGAACTCCGAAAGCCCAAGCTTCTACGACCGGTTTCTGAAGCGTCGTGAAACCTGGGCCGGCATGGAAAAGATGGTGTCCGATTTCCTTGAGGCAATGGGTTTCGAGGCGACCCATCTTGTCTACGTGGACGGCACGCCGCTAACCGTGCTGCGTCCGACTCAGCTTATCGACCGTGCGGGATCGGTTTACAAGGTGAAGATGCCAGCTAGCTTCCCGGTTAACCTGACAGGCACCTGGGCCACCGACCAGCTCTTGCTTGTCGACGTTGGTGACGCAGCACTTCGTGCCGAACTGGCATCAGCGGATGGCAGCACCTTTATCGGATTCGGGGACCGCACAGTATTCGAAAAGCTCAGCGAGCACGTCAGCGTAAAAGACGCCCCGTTCAACGCCATAGGTGATGGCGTGGCTGACGATACGGCGGCGATTCAAGCCCTGGCCGATTACATCATCGCGCAAACAGAATCAGGCCTAACCACTTCCGGCGCCTTGACTGCTGCGTATTCCGGCACTTCGCCGATCGCGTATTTCCCGACCGGCACATATCGAGTCACATCCGCTATCAACTGGGGACCGTACCTGCATATCGAGGGCGACTCTGCGATCATCAAACAGGACGATCCTGACGCTGACATTTTCGATGTTGACTTCTACCAGTTCAAGATGTCGGGCATGCAATTCGTTGGCGGTCGTCACCACGTCAGGGTGCACAACGCCAATATCAACTCATCGATGTTTGAGATCGATCACTGCCAGTTCTTCTTGTCTAGCAGCTATTCGATCAAGACTCAGGCGACTGGCGGCGTTTGGACGCATATGTCAGCTAACGGCACCATGAGCAACTGCCGTTGGATTTCCTGCCGTCGCATACTTGATAACTGCTTCGACAGCATGGTGATCAACGATCCTTGGCTGCAAGCTGACTCCACCAACCTGGACGCCAGTGCGGCCTCGATTAACAACCGTGGCGCAACTCCGACGGACCCGGGTGCACAAACCAGGCTGTTCATCAATCGCGGGTTCGCCATCCCTGATGTAGGCACGTATAGCGTAGACAGGCCCGCCCAAGTACGATGGGTCGACAACTGGGGCAGCTTCATTTCTACCGACGTGCGTTGGGGCGGCGAGTTCGGCGGTATGCGGATTGTCGACCACTTGGCCGTACCTGACGTGTCCTTCCCTTGGAACAAGACGGAAGTTAGCGTAACTGGCGGCTTGGCATTCTGCGGCCCTAGCGATGACCCTAACGCTTGCATCATGGGCATTCAGGGACAAGTTCCGAACAGCATGACTTTCGGTGACTACAGCGGACAGGTTAGCAGCCCTCTGATTCGGAATATCTCTTCTCTAGATCTGCCGGCTTACTTTGCAGCGTTCCAAGGAACCACCGGCAAGCTCGCCAGCGAGTACTTCAAGCTGGACGCGCGGAACATAATTACGGACCTGCGTGCGTACACTCCGCTTCGGCCATTCCTGCCGGATGGACTGTATCCGTACCTGATCAACGGGCGAAACACTCGGGTTATCCGCACAACGCAAAACCTCACCAATGGGAGCGTCGATAACATCGTGTCGTTTAGCACGACGCCGGAATACGACATGGTAGCCGGCGCATTCGTTCCGGCCAGTCCTACTAGGCTGAACATGCCCAATGGCTGTTCAAAAATGCGCATTGAGGTCGATATCGTTATCGACTCGGCGGACGCAGTGGCAAAAGCGATTTCTGCGCAGATCGAAACATCCGCCGGCAGCCGCTGGAAAGGAGTTTCGCAGAGCTTCGGAGTCAACCCTTACGGTGACAATATCCACTTCACCACGGATGTTTACGGCCCACCTGGAACATACTGGCAGCTAAACATCATTCACAACGCGCCGACCGACCGAAACTTGGTCAGCTGCCAAGTCGTGATGACACCACTGGATATGATCATCTGATGAGCCAAATCCTTGCTGAAGTAAACGCGGGGGCAAACGGGCGTCTTGATGCGATCATCAGGACGCTTGAGCTCAACTGTGACGCATGGGCCGAACCGGTGTTTATCTGCAACGGCTTCGAGGACGTAACGGCGGTCACTGAAGACGCCCGCGCCGTTACGTTCATCGGCGCGAACATTGACATCGCCTTGGCCTCGAAGAATAACAAGGGGAACCAAACCCTGGCCTTCGCGGTAGACAACACGACCGGCGAAGCGTCACGCCTGATTGATGCGGCCATCTCTGCGAACGCCCGGGTAACCGCCGTTTACCGGACGTACCTGAATACCAATCTGTCCGCCCCGGCGGAGCGACCTTACTTCCTGACATTGCTGTCCGGCTCCATCCAGGGGCAAGAGGCGCAGTTGCAAACCGGGTACTACAACATGATCGGTGTCGCCTGGCCGCGCTCGTTGTACACTACGACCTTCGCACCGGCACTCAGGTATCTGTGATGGATTGGATCAATAAATACCTCTCCTGCACGTATGAGGACGGCGCCAGGGGACCTCACCTTTATGACTGTTGGGGTCTCGTCCGGCACGTCCGCCATGCGGAACTAGGAAAGCGACTACTGGCCGAATACGGCAGCTTGCGCAACACCGATCCGAGAGAGTTCACCCGGGCCTACGAAGCCGAATCCTCTCAGATGGAGTTGTGCGATCCTGAAACGGGTGCGATCGCCTCGGTAATGATCGGCCGCATCTGCACACACGTTGCGTTAGTGGTAGAGTCGCCGGATGGTCTGAGGATTCTGGAGATCAATCCTGCCAGGGGGCCGCGCTGCCTTCCGCTGCACCGCTGGCTGCGGGACCACTCAACGGTTACTTTTCACCGGGACAAACCATGATCGAGATTTACGCCAGCCGCTTGTCGGATGAAGGCAAAGAGACCTACAAGATCCGTAAGCCGCAGACGATGGTCGAGTGGCTGTACCGCCACGGTATCTCCCGCGATACGGACTTGGGCAAGCTGGCGATAAGCCTTTACGTGAACGGCGAACGCCTTCTGCCGCGCCAGTGGAAGACAACCCGAATCTCAGCCGAAGACAAAGTAGAGATCTACCGAGAGCCGAAGGGCACCGACCCATTCACTATCACCTTCGCGCTGATCTTCGCGGCCACTGCCGCTATCGCGTTGCTGACGCCGAAGATCCCCGGCATCAGCGCATCGCGATCAACCGGAGGTAATCCACTTGATCAGGGAAGCAGTAAGGGCAACAAGGTCAAGATTAACGACGTGCGGCCGGAGCTTTTCGGCTACAACCCACAGCGCTTCCCGGATTACTTAATCCCCCCACGGGCGTACTTCGCTAGCCTTCGCGAGCCCCGCACTGAGATGTGCCTGGGTGTCGGCCAGGGTTCATACCAGATCGACCTTGAAGACGTTAAAACAGGACAGACCCCACTTCTGGCCCTTGGCGCGGATGCCTCCTTCTCGATCCACGCGCCCGGCACCGACATTTCCTCAGAACCGGCCCACCTTTTCTGGTATACCGCGCCGGAAGTGGGCGCCAGCAACACTGGGGCCGCTGGCCTGGAGCTGACGGTCGAAACTACCTTGACCGCATCTGCCACGGCATCCGTTTTTAACTTTAACGGGGATGTCGTCAGTATTCCTGTGGGCTCAGGATCCTTCCCCGCTGACTGGGTAGCAGGGACGCTGATCAACCCGGTAGCGCCGTACAGCTTCACCGTTGCCGATGGTACGGGCACAGGGGGACGTGACGTAATCAACGGGCCTATCGCCCAGTTCAACTTCGTGATAGGCGATGAGATCCAGATCATCGGTGACAACGAAGGGTTTTATGTCGTAAGCGACGTGACGGCTACCACGTTGGAACTTGACTATGATGGTGGGGCGCCCGGCATAGGTTTGGTGATCGGCCCGGTCGTTATGGGGATGTCCTACCGCGGCTTCCGGTTCCGCATCCTCAGCTACGCCGCTCAAGCGTTGCAGGTTAAACGTCTGACTGCGGGGGGCGTGGATGACAACGCATGGCCGGGATGGGACAGCCTTTCGTCCAACGTGGCGCAAGTCCGCTTGGATAGCTCTAACCTGCAGGGCGGTTATCGCGGCCCGTTCCCGGCGTGTCCTGAAGGTGAAGTCGTTACCGATATCGAGTTCGATATGTTCTTCCCGAGCGGCATTGTTGGCCTTGGATCACAAGGCGAGTACATCTACATACAGGCGAACTACTCTTTCGAGTATCGCGACATGGCGATCGGCGGCGCATGGACGGCGGCGACGTTCTTCACGATTAACAATTCGCTGGACGCGGTAGGGACTACGCATCGAGTGGCGTTGCCGTATTCGATGCGTCCTGAATGTCGGATGAAGAAACTGAACATTCCTCAGGGCAGTCTAAGGCCGGAGGAGGTCCACGACGTTACGATGTGGCTACGGCTTAAAGGTTTGATCGCCACGTCTTCCCCTAGCAGCTACCCAGGCATGACGGTCATGACCTGCGACATCCGTGGCGGTGACCGCATTTCGTCGCAAAGCGAAAGCTTGGTGAACCTGGCCTGCACCCGGATTCTGCCGGTACTCCG